CTTCGTGACACTTAGCCTAGGTTTGGAGACCTGGGAAAAGTAAACGTAGAAGTTTCACACCGCTAACTCATCTGATGGTGACATCAGACGTCCATGGTAGAGATGAAATCTCCGACCGGCCAGACCTGAAACGTCTTGGGCCTGCTCATCTTCCGATGTCAGAGCCTAAGCGTGAGAGGTCTTCCGGTCCTACCCTGTCTCAGAGACAGCTTGAGGTGATCGCTTTGCGGCGAATCCACCGGTTAGCAAAATATGCTAACTCTATCAGGCTGCCTAAGCGCGAGAGCGCTTTATCTGATAATAGGGTAGGGGTTAGTGGTTGTGTCGATGCGATCTTTCTTTTGCTGTCGATCTTTGGTTATGATCGTAGTTTGCCGTCCTCGGACCGTGCGTATTCTACGACAAAGGATCATTGGTTGGCAGCAGCGACTGAAATCGGTCCGGGTGGTTGGATGAAATTTGCGAAATACAAATTTGCAGCTTTCTTCCACTCTCACACTCAACAATTTGAGGAGGGTCCCGCTTGTCCGATTAAGTTAATAAAAGATCTCCCGCAGTTCCTTTGTTGTGGTACCGCTTCACGCTTTATAGCACGTATCTTGCGTAATACGTTGCATAGAGATTGGTTTCTGGCTTCCGTTCTTCAGTTGAAGAAAGGCTGCCCTCGTCCTTCCAAGCAACTCGTTGCTGAGCAGGTTGAGAAGACCATTAAAGCGTTGACCACGGCCCGGACTAAGCCTTTTCCAACACGTTGGTTGAAGGCCTGGGCCGATATTCCTGAAAATGACGTTGACTATCTTCTTAGTAAAGAAAATGTTATTGCACAGGTCCGACGAACAGCTCGAGAGTTGTTCGATGGTTCTCTGTACACTAATCAAGATCGTACTAATCCAAGATTTCCGTCGACTAGTGCTTCTTTCTCTAACACTCGTGATGAGGGCGGTTCCGCCGCTAGCATCTCGGGCTTGATAAAGGCACTTGGTCTTCAAGAATATGGACAGAAGGACATTGCTTCGTCACTGATTCAGTTTCGCACTCAGGAATCAGAAGCGGGGACAATACATTATGCAATACGGAATATGTTTGAAGGAGAGGTGTACTCACCGAGTCATGAGGTTCATGCCGATGTTACACGCCTTGAGAGACGTTATCTTGATTTGTACGATGCCTGTATGGTACAGGCTAAGTACGATCGCAACTATGTTGCCGCCGTTGGTTTACCAGAGGCGCTCAAGATACGCGTAATTTCTAAGGGCTCCCCTTACACATCATTCGTCCTTAAGAGTTTGCAGGCCTTCCTGTGGCGCACATTGTCTAAACATCCGGTTTTTAAGCTTATCGCTAAGCCTGTAGAACCGATGGATATACAGAACGCTGTAGGGAGTCGCCTTTTAGATGATGAAGTTTATCTATCAGGTGACTACTCCGCTGCAACGGATAACCTAGAGTCATGGGTTTCGGACGCGATCGCCGATGAAATTTCATCGTGCGTTGGTCTGAGCCCTGACGAATCGAAGTTGTTCCGTGATGCTCTTACTCGACATGTATTTGTTGATGAAAAAGGCAAGACACACACGCAATGTAATGGCCAATTGATGGGTTCTGTTGTTTCATTCCCAGTTCTTTGTATAGCCAACGCAGCGCTCTGTCGATGGACACTTGAGGTGTCATCTGACAAGAGTCTCCAACTCAAGCAATGTCCTTTGCTGGTTAATGGAGATGACTGCGGGCTACGCATTAAACGAACTGGAGTTAAACATTGGAAAGAAATCACTTCTTCGGCTGGACTTGAACCTTCTATAGGCAAGTTTTTTTCCTCACGTGAGTTTTTGCAGATCAATTCTGTCAATTTCAAACGTGTTGAACCATACGAAGTTGTCGGAGAGAGAGCTCGACGACAATGTGTATTTCAAAGAACACCTTTCATCAATCTCGGATTACTCCTCGGAGTGAAACGATCTGGTGCAAAGGTTGGTGTTGACTCTGTCACGAATTCTG